ATATATATGTTAAAAAAAATATTCATAAAAAATGGTATTATTATGATACCTGAAAAAAATAATATTGAAATCAACTATAATATAATAGATAATTATAGTAAAGATAAAGATAAAGAATATCATATAAAGAAATATTATGAAAAAAAAGGATGTGTTTATAGATAATTTAAATAGCTACATTTACTTTAAACATATCAAATACCTTGGATAATACGAAAGCAATAGCTATTATAGCAATTACCATTTCTATTGTTTGTAATTTTTTTAGATAATCCATAACGCTTTTAAATCCTGAAAATAAATCTAAATTAACAGAAGTATTATTAAATTTAAACATTGTTCTGAAAACATTTTCTAAAACCATATATTTGGTAGAATTATTAGGACACATTTTCATACCTGTTAATATTTTTAGAAATACATCAGGTAAATATCTAGATAATCTATTTAAAATATTAGTTGTTTTAATTAATATAGCATCCTCAACATTAGAAAAATCATTTAGATTATTATTATAAAATATTGCTAAAGTTAATAATAAATCAATATTTAAATCTTCACCACCACAATAATCGGCGAATAACAAACCTATTTCACTATTTGTTAAATCTATAAAATTTATAATAACGTTTTCTATAAAATCTAATTCGTTTGAATTAACAGGATTTCCTAACTCAAGCAAAGACAAGTTTTTTATTTTCATAATATATGGACTATCAGTTTGTTTATATAATAATCCAGGGTTTTTATCATTGAGTTTTTGTAAAAATTCCATAGAAGTCTCAGTAAAACTACCAGACATATAAGGTGTTAATTTAGTTAATATTTCACTAAGATTTTTTTTAACAGTGGTAGCAGAACCATTATCACTAAATTTAATTTCTTGAACTGGATCAAGTGAACACCCCATCATACTTTCACACCATTCATCAGCATTTTTATCATCGCTTTTTTTTTTATCATATACTACTTGACAATTTTCACCTGGATTATCAGTGTATGACGCACTGAGAGTGCCATTACATTTTTTTATGTCATTATCTGATTCTTGTCCTTCGACTAAAAAATAATAAGGCATATAATATATATATATATTTTATTAATACACAAATGAAGCCAATGATTGAGTATATGGGTTATCTTTGAATGGTGTTAGTAAATTAGGATCTAATCTCCCACCATCCAAAGAACCAATAGATGTATCATTTAATTTATTTTTGAACTGTGTAAAGTTACATGTATTTTTAGCTAAATATTCCGGATTACTTCTATCATAATGTGTTTGTCTATGATTAAAATAATCTTGTTCATTCTTTTTAATTTCAATATTATATGTTTCTTTACTATTATAATATTTACTTCCTTCTGGTCCCGGATATCTGCCTTGTGCGATGATTTCTTTTGTAGCGTTAGTTTCCATATTTTTATAGTTATCTTCATTGATTGGTTGAGAAACAGAAGTCCCACCAACACCTACGTAGTTTTCGTCATAAGTGGTGAATTGTTTCTTAGTATTTTTAACATCATCATATTGTCTTTCTGTAGGTAAATCTGTACCAGTCAAATATCCGTTATTTGCCGAATTTATAGTTGTTTGTTTAATAGTATTTTTGATTTTATCCTGAATACCTAGAGTTGATTTATCATAGTCTGATTTAAGATTACTATCATATGTTCTTAAAGTAGTGACATCTCTTTCATTAGGATATATCATCATTGAATCTTTAACTGAATCATTATTCATTTGTCCAACCGCTGTCCCAGCATTTCTAACTGTATCAGCCGCGAAAGTTTGTTTATTTGATAAAGCGAATAGAGGTCTGTTAGATGGGGCTTCACTATCAACACCTGTAGCAGGTCCAAATTCTTGTTTATTAAAGCATTGTCTATTAGTAACTGGTAGTATTTCTTCAGGACGTTCCATTTTAGCTGTATAAGCACCTGTAGTTGTTAACCATTTATCAGCACTATTAAAATAATCATTCTGTTGTTTATGTTCAAACACTTGACCAATTTTACCAGTCTTACCATGTTTTGAACCAGGTAATATTCTACCCTCATATGATTCTTTTTGATTACTTAAGGTTCTTATGTTTTCAGTTTTACTTTTTTCATAATATTGTCTATTAATATCACCTATAATTGGATTATTTGTATCCATAGGTTGGACTTGTGTTTGTTCAAATGGTCTTACATTGTTATTAATTTTACTGGCGACATAATGATCTTTTAATGTATCTGCGTCAAATTGTTCACCGAATACATTACCTTGTTTAAATGGTTTGAAGAAATTAGCTTGTTCTGTTTTCTTAGTTTTAAATTCCGACCCTCCTTGATGTCTATTAAGTTGTCTACTATCATATAAATTAATATTTGGCGGCGCTTTACTAAAAAATGGTTCTGTTTTAATACCTTGATCATTAACTAAAAAATCATCTTTTAACATCTTTCTACCCGTAGAACTACTATACATATAGTTACTATCACTATCATCATTAACTGGTTTATCAATATATTGTTGAATATTTTGATAATTCACTATATTTGATCCAGGAATTTTAGATTTTTCATAATTTTCAAAAATTTTTTCTTTATATTCTTTATCAGAATCTTTAAAATTGTGTATATTAATAGAATCTGATGGTCGGTTAATATCAATCATATCATTTATTTCATTATCACCTGTATTTTTATCATTATTTAATAAATAACCAACACCTAATATTCCTAACAATACGGCTGCTTCCATAATATACTAATATATATATAATAATTTATTAAATTAATTAATTTAATAGTTGAAAAAAATAATAAGAAAAAAAGTTATCTAAAAATTATTATACATTGATTCATTAAACGGACAAGCTTTATAGTCATCTAAAATTGTTAAGTATGTATCGTCGCCTATACGATTAAAAGGTTCGATCGCTGTTTTTTGAGGATCTTTAAATAAATTATAAAATCTATTTTTAGCAATACCTCTAAGTTCAGAAGGCGGATTGGTTAACAAACTATTTTCAGTTTGGAAAAACCCGTCTTTTAAATCAAGGTAATCAATTTTCTTATCAGGATCCGGTATATATTTTTTATTAGGGTTATTACTATTGACATTAATAATATTATATAAGTCGGATTCAGTATCAATCAATGACATATTCATATTGATCGAAGCACCCATTTTTTGAAGTCTGACTGTAGGAGCCCATGGGTATACTACTTGATTTAATTTCTTTGATATGTCTAACATATATAATCCAGGACCCATAGATTCTCTATTCATATTTTCAAGTTGATATGATTCATTTTCAGTATACAAATTATTCATATATATATATATATATATATTTTATAAATATTTTTTATAATTAAAATTTATTACATCTATCATTATAATCCATTAATTTATATACATCTCTTGATGGGATTCCGCCTCTGACCCACCCTTCACTATTATCTTCTGGTATTAAATGAATAGGGTTTTGAACTTCTTTTGCTAATCTAGGTATCATTGGAGTAAAGTAATTATCTATAGTTACACCTGCTAAAACATCACATGCTTTACCACCAAAACTAGTTAAATTACCACCCTGAATAACTGATTCTACATTAGGATCATATTTGCCTCTACCAAAAAAACCAGCATTATATTTTTGAGGCAATTGATGAATATAATTTTTATTTGTTAATATTTCATCTCTTAATTCAGTATTAATATTTACTAAACAACCTTTTTCTCCGATTGATCCAGAACCGGCATTAAAATTAATACCTATTTGTGATAACTGTAAATCTCTTGCTTCAGGTAATTCACAATTACATCCATGCATATTATCTAATTCATATCTGCCTGGACCAAGATTTTGTTGAGCATCTATTAATGTTGTACCTTTGTCATACATCAAGTTATTTTGGCCAAATAATTGAAATTTAGATTTATCTATATTCGAGTCTAAACATTTAACACTTTTAAATTCATCATTTGATTTGATACTTGCTCCATATCCATTGATTTCAAATATATTCATATATATATTGTAATATATTTTTTTTTAATCAACTAATTAGGATGGAATTGTATTAGGAGTTCCAGGTCCACCCCTCGTTCCTAAGGTTGAGCTCATAATATCTGAAGAACATTGTATACCATTACCATCCTTACAAGTTGGAGGACTTTTATAACACCATTCAGCAAATTTAATTGTATCATTTATTATTGAATTTACTGGCATTGTATAAAATTCCCTTTGTGAATTATTTTTATTAAAAATATCAAATGGATCTCTATATAAATCATTATTGAAATATTCCTCTTGCATATTACGTACTACACTATTATCATATGAATTACAAGCTTTTGATAAATTACCATCTTCAAAATCCATGAATGTTGGATTCATAAAGGGATTTGAAGCTGTAGGTAGTTTACAACCTTTCAATTCATCATCTGTAGTATTACTATCATTATTTCCAATAACTGTATTGGTCTCAACATTTAATACCTTATTATTATTATTAATAATTATTGTTAATATACCTGTAATTATTATAATAAATAAATACCGATAATCTTTTTTTAAAAAAAACATAATCACTGAAAATATTATAGATAGCCTAAATATTGAATTAAGTTTCTTATTTAAATTTTGTTTATTATAAGGAATTATTTCTAACAAATTATTCCTATTAAATAATACAGTTAAATCATTTAACCAAAAATTAGTCATATATATTATAACTATTAAAAAAAAATTATTTTTTAGAATCGAGTTTTTTTCTCAATCTTTCTTTTATAACATCAGGATTATGATTATCTCTTGAATTTTGACTTGGACCATTATCTCTTGAACTTTGACCTGCTCCACCCATACCGGATAACATACCCATCATACTACTTAGATCAGGGGTATCTCCATCGAATCCAGAGGTACCTGATAACATACTCATCATACTACTTAGATCGGGTCCACCTACAGCACCTGGTCCACCTTGTCCACTCATACCTGATAACATACCCATCATATTACTCATCATATCTTCTCCATTCATTAAATTAGTCGCTTCTCCTAATAACTCATTTCCGTCCAATTCTTTATTTTCTATTTTTTCGGTTATTGTGCTATTTATTTTCTGAAAAATATTCATCATATTTTCAGGTTTGAAAAAATCACCCATATCTTCTTCACCCATACCGTCTATATTTAAATCTTTAGTTATTTCTTTTGCTAAATTACCTATAGTCGTATTTTCTAATAAACCGTTCATTGGTAGTGTTTCGGTTTCTGATTTATCTTCATCGTTCTTTATATTTTCATTTATTTTCTGGACCTTTTTCATCTCTTTTAATGTTTTTTTATCTTTGACTTTTTCATTTGATTCTATAGATTTTAATACTTCATTAATTTTATCATTAGAATTAATTGTAATATTTAATAAACAAAATGATTGTAAATAATTCCATATACTTGTTCTTGTTTTATCACTAATATCTGAATCCCAAATACTCTTCATAGATATTTCTTTAATAAAATATAAATCATCTGTAAATATATTATCATTTTTATTTGTAATATCATCACTATTATCATCGATTAATTGTAAGAATTCTTTTATAATTTCATTTTCATCTATTATTAATTTATCTAAATCAAAAATACTTTTATAAGTATTCTCTAATAATTCTAGGTGTTCTGGAAATACTGTTATCAAATCATTAATAAAAGCTTTAAAAATCTTTAATGTTTTTTCATTGACATCCATTTATATATATTATAAATATTATTTTTGGTTTTTCCGCATTACATAGATCCTCTGTTTTTCATCATTTCTTCATATGCACCATTATCAAATTTATCTGTTTTCCCCATATTATCTGGTTTACCTGTAGGTTTCTCTTCACTATATCCATCATCTAAAAAACAATAATCACCATTTAAATTATTATCACTGTCATCTAAACTTTCATAAATACATGCTTCAGAACCACATATTCCCACAATATCTCCTACTGGTTCACTTTTACTATCCCGTCCTTTACCTGGTCCTTTACCTGATCCCTTACCTTGACCCTTACCTTGATCTTGACCCTTACCTTGTCCTTTACCTTTACCTTGATCCATACCTTGATCAGATTGGTGTCCTTGTCCTTTACCCTTTCCTGATTTACTCATATGATATTGATTAACATCATTTATAACTTCATTTAATTTATCACCCGAATATAATATGTCATCTTTAATTAATGTTGGTACTGATGTAATTGATTGTGGATAAGGATTTGTTTCTATATCCATTATATTGAAATAAGGTATGAGATATTTATTTTCACTAAATAATATTAATAGTTGTTTACAATGGGGACAATTTTTACTGATATATATATCCATTTATTTTCATAATATTATAATTTTTAATAATAAACATAAATTTGATTATTTAAAAATATAAATATAATATAATAATATATGTCGGCCTTTACTTGTGAGATTGATGTTAACACTGACAAAAGCAACAAAAATCATTTATTATTTGAAATCAAAGGTAATGAAGAATATGGTTTAAATAGAACAATTATTAACGCTATCCGTAGAACATTATTATCCTCTATTGATACTTACGCTTTTAGAACAACTTATGAAAATTCTGATATTATCATTGAAAAAAATGAAACATCACTACATAATGAATTTATCCTTGATCGTATCGGATTAATTCCTCTATATTTAGATCCAAACCTTGTTAAGGATAATCCACTAAAATATCTATTTGTATTAAATGTCAAACATGATAATTCTAAACCAATAACTTTAATCACAGCAGAAGATTTTAAAATATATGAGATTAAAGAAACAATATCAAAAAGTTCTGACTATATTAATGGTATGATCACATCTATTGATAAAAACAATTATGATATGAGTAAAACAATATCCGATAAACTTAAAAAAGAAATTTTTAGACCTTATTCATATGATGGTAAATATGATCATTATTGTCTGCTACATGAACTCAAATCAACTAATTCAGATGATAATGTTCAAGAACTATTATTATATGGTTCTCCATCAGTATCTATTTCTAAAGAAGATGCTAGATGGCAAGGAGTTAGTTGTGCATCATATTCTTATAAAATCGATAAAGAATTATTTGGAGAAATTCTCAAAGCGAAAAGTATTCAAAATGAAATATCAGAAGAAGATTTTGAAGATTTTAAAAAAGATTTATTCCTTAAAGAAGGACAAAGATATTATCATAGGGATATTACAACTGAATCGTATTGGTATAATTTTGATTTAGAAGCACAACATTACCTAAACGCCAAAGATTTATTCTTAAGAGCTAATGAAATCATAATTGATTCACTAGAAGTATTTAAGGAAGAACTAGCAACTGTTCTTGATGAAGATCAAAAATCACTTATTAATTTTAAATATAGTAATGATGAGAAAAAGAAAAATGTTGTAAATATTTCTGTTCAAATGAGAAGTGTTATCAAAATCAATACTATTTGGCACGGTTTCGATGATACATTAGGATCAATTATTCAAGCACATATTTCTAATAAAATGATTAATAATGAATCAGTATTAAACCTAATTGGTTATAAAAGAACTCATCCATTAGAAGACACATATTTGTTTACAGTATCTTTTAACCCTAAACATCACTTAGGAGATGTAGACACTGATGAGAAAACAAGGACTGCTTCTATTATCCAAGTATTTAGCGAATGTTGTGATGAATTAACTGGCATATTCAATACTATTATAGGGGCTACTGGGAGTATTTAATAAATTATGTTCTTTAACTACATTACACTACTACATCCACGAAAACCTCTATAATATGTTACACCATTACAAGTCGCTGGAGCAAACAAAAATCCTAAAATTAACAAACATATTAACATTAATATTAATAATTTAATCATTATAATATAGTATCTAATAAAAATTAAGAATAAAAATTAAGAATAAATGTCAATCTTTTAACATTCATATTGTATAAATAATCATTAATCACTTTCATATTTATTTTTTGATTAAAGCTTTGATAGATTGAATGTAGTTCATAAATAATTGGTTTCAGTTGATACGGGACATCTTTTGTAACAATTGATTTCTTAATAAAATGTTCACAATAATTACTATATAATTCATTTCTCATAATCTCATATCTATTTTTATATTTCTCAAATAGTTTTTTATCAGTGGTATATACTTTAAGATATTCTTCTACATTACGTTGCTTATAAAGTGTTAAGAATATGAATAGTTTATTATTTTGATTTGGTTTGAGATTAAACAAATATTTATAATCCTCTGTAATATAGACAGATCTGATTCCGTCTTCAACAACATTATATCCTTTATCATATTTATTAATATCTTCTTCTCCAACCACTCGCGCTGCTGTTAATTCATGATAGTTTTTATAAGTTTTACTAATCATATATGTCCGTGAGTACCTTGTTGTATCAATCTTTTCTGGTAAGTCATTTTCATATGAATATTCTTCTACAAGAATAACTCTATTATCTTTAACCGGTGTGATATTACTATTGTCTTTATGTTGAAGAACAAATGAATATGAATGTTTTGTATTTAATTCATCGTAAGTATTAAAACATTCATTAAACATATCTTTGAAAGATTTTTTAGAGTTTTTGTTCCAATAATTCTTTGCACCGATATATGAACGCGTCGATAGGATCCATTCTCCATTATGATAAAATACGTTGATCATTGTTCCGTCGTATAAACGACTGATTTCTGTTTCTTTACTTAATAACACTTCATGGTTACCTTTAAGAGATTTCATTGGTGAAATACAAATAATTTTATTCGTTTTTTGATCAATAATAACAGATTTGAATAGATTAGTGAAATTATTAATTTCAGTATTGTTTCTATATTTAATTAAAGTTAATCCTATAACATTATATTTATTGATTTGTAAACCGTATTCTTTAAATTTAACAAGATAATCTTCATTTTCATTTACAAAAGTTTGGATGTCCATTACGTAACAGTTATAATATAATTATGGTTTTAATTTTAAGTAATTAAAATATAAAGTATATTAATATGAGCGATTTTAATGATTCACCTGATTCGCAAGAAATGAATAAAGATGAAACATTAGATAAAGAAGAAATATTAGATAAAGAACTATTAGAAGAAGATAAAGAAGAAATATTAGATATGAGTAAAATGCACTCAAGTGATGCGGATGATGAAAGTGATGAATCATTTAAACAAAGAAAGAAAGAACTTATGAAAAAAAGTATTGAACCTTATTCACCTGATTCACCCAGATATAGTGATATAGAAGAAGTAGAGAAAGAAGAAGTAGAAGTAGAAAAAGATGATAAAGATGATAAAGATGATAAAGATGATAAAGAATCAATACAGGATGATGAAGTAGAGGATGAAGGTGAAAATATACCTATATTAGATGACAGTGATGGTTTAGATATGGATATGGATATGGATATGGATATGGATATGGGAGAACCTATTTTAGGAGCTGAACCTCATAAAACAATTGAGTTTAATGATATAAATATTGGTGATTTATTTTTAATCATATTTTTAGATAAAAATCATTATACAGATTATTTAGGTAAAGTAACTGAAATAACTGATAGTTATATTGTTATTAATAATGATAAAATCATATATTATTCTGAAGGATTAATTCAATTAACACATACTGAATACACTATTATAGATATGGATATGATTGTTGAAACAGAATTTTCAGTATTGGATGGTGATAATATTTTTAAAGAAGAAAAAATAGATTTATTAGTAGATGTTAAATCTAAAAAAGAAAAAATTTATACTATTAGTGAAATAAAAGAAGATTTTATATCAAATATCATTAATTTATATGATATATATGATAATGAATTATTAATTAAAAAAATTACAGAAATGTCTTATTCGTTTATAGATTTAATTGAGGAAAATAAAAAAATTCATGATATAGATAATACTGATACATTACAATTTATTAAGAATTTTATTAAAAATAACGAACTTAATTTTCCATCATTTATTGTACCAATAGTAGGGATGAAAAAGAAATTATTCAATTCAGAATTCCCAGAAACAGAAGATATTGTATTAAATACTATTGAGGAAGAATTAATTAGAAAATATAATATTTTAAACGATACAGATGATTACAGTTCTAAAGAATATAATGTTTATATGAATAATTTATTAAGTGATGAATTTGAATCATATTTAAATGATCCTAATAAAAAAGGATGTAGTGATATTAGTTATAGTGGTCATGTATTAAGAAACTGTTTAAATGAAAATAATCCGTGTAATGG